GGCACTGCTCCTGAACAAGGTATGGCTGAGGCTGCTAAATGGCGTGATCCTCAATACAAAGGCAAATTGTACACACAGGAACCAGGCGACAGTGACGAATATGATGATATTGGGTACGGCTACGATTTTCCTGAACGACCAGAAAATGACCCTGGACAAAAACGCAGAATGGGCGGAGTTGGCAGCAAATATGACCGTACAGATCCGTTGGTCAAAGGATTTGGCCGGTACGGTGTAGGTGAACCAGTATCAAAAGGACCAAGAAAAGGCCTGCCATCAAGAGATCAAATAACCAGTCTAAAACAGAGTATTCGAGATATTAGCGGCAAACACCCCCGCCCAAATCTTCCAGAACAGGCAGTGGCGGAAAACACAGAACTTGCCACCATGCTGAAATACGCTGGTGTTCCAGTAAACGAAAGTCGCATTCACGAAAACTCTGAATACACTTATGAAAAAGTTGCTAAGATTTTGGCCCGTGAAAACCCTGGCCTGGCAACAGACAGAAACAGCAAGGAGTTCTACAGTGCAGTGTATCATGAATTGATTGCTATTGGTATGACACCAAAAGCTGCTCGCAATTTGATTTCGTATGACGAGGACTTTATGAGTGATGTGGCAAGCGCATACGATCACTATCAAACTAATCCAGGATTAGATGAAAGCAATTCAGGTATGATCATGCCTGAAGCCGATCCAATTGCCACAGTGGAAGCCATGCCTGACTTGAGCGCACCGGTACTAGAAGGCACATGCAATGCAACCATGGAAGGTGAATACTGCCCACAACACGGCCTAGCCGAATGTGACATGTATGAAATGGGCACAGTGGCAGGGTCAATGGCTCCTGTTATGGACGAAGGCGATCCAAATTCATTAACTGGGCTGGCTGGACAGGCTGTAGGATATGTAACACCAAATCCATCTGATGCAGTTGCTGGATTCAAAAAGCAATTTGAAGACAACGAGATTGTGCAAAATACAAGGAAACTTACTGATGGATGGAAAGGTGCAGTAGCAGGTGGTGCTGCTGGAGCTATGGCTGGCGATCTTGCAGGCGGCGCACTTGGTAGTAAAATTGGTCAAGCTCTAGGTGGTGCAGCTGGTGCAGCCGGCGGTCCAATCGGAAGTGCAGCAGGGCAAATTGCTGGAAATATGGCCGGCGAAAAAATTGGGCAATTTGTTGGTGGTGCATTAGGTGGTGCAGCTGGGGGAGTGGCGGGTGACAAACTAGGCGATAAAGTAAACGAAAAGAAAGATGACCCAATCAACTACAATGCAGCTATCACAGGTGCCTACTACGAAAGCAAATCTGATACTGCACTTCTGGCAAGAATAAAATCATTAGCTTTGCTCAGATGACATAAATACACTTGACACCAAGGCAAATAGCGCATATACTACATGGTGTATGCGCTTTATTGTTTGTGCGTCACAGGCAACAAAGATCTAATTTTAGATAGGCAACACATAGGCAACTTTTTTAGGAGAAACAAACTATGGCATCTTTAGCAGAAATCCGAGCAAGACTACAGGCAGCTGACACAAAAGGCAACTCAAACCAAGGTGGAGGCGATCGAGCAATTTATCCACACTGGAACATGGAAGAAGGTCAATCGGCCACACTACGCTTCCTACCTGACGGTAACACAAAAAACACATTTTTCTGGGTCGAACGAGCAATGATCCGACTGCCATTCAATGGCGTCAAAGGAGAGATGGAATCAAAACAAGTATTTGTACAAGTGCCCTGCGTGGAAATGTGGGGAGACGCCTGCCCGGTACTGGCAGAAGTTCGTACTTGGTTCAAGGACAAGAGCCTTGAAGATATGGGTCGCAAGTACTGGAAGAAACGTTCATACCTGTTCCAAGGTTTTGTGCGTGAGAATCCCATCTCCGAAGACAAAACTCCGGACAATCCCATCCGCAAGTTCATCATTGGACCTCAGTTGTTTACTCTAATCAAGGGTGCGTTGATGGATCCTGAACTGGAAGAATTGCCAACTGACTTGATGCGTGGCTTGGACTTCCGTATCACCAAGACCCAAAAGGGTGGCTTTGCTGACTACAACAGTTCCAAGTGGGCTAGAAAAGAATCAGCACTCACAGAAGCTGAACAGGCTGCAATTGAAACTCACGGCTTGTATGACTTGAGCACATTCCTGCCCAAGCGTCCTGGTGATGTTGAGCTGAAGGTAATCAAAGAGATGTTCGAAGCATCAGTAGATGGACAGCCATACGACACTGAACGTTGGGGTCAATACTTCCGACCTGCTGGTGTACAAGCACCCGGTGGTGCCGCAGCCGGTGATGCAGAAGACACCCCAGCACCTGCTGCCAGACCAGTACTCAAAGTTGCTGCCCCGGCAGCACCTGCGGCTGAAGATGCGTTTGATGAGGAACCAGCACCTGCAACGGCACCAGTCACAGCAGCCAAGCCTAGTGGTAATGCCCAAGACATCTTGGCTATGATCCGCGCACGTCAAAACAAGCAGTAATGAAGTTAACTGTGGAGCTGGGCGCCTCTTCGGAGGCGTCTTTTGACATACTGCTTAATGACAATGATTTTGTTTACAAATGGTTGCAAGAATTACAATGGTGTTTAGATCATTGCGAGTTTGAGCAACAAGAAACATTTGTATCAATGTTACCATTAGATCAGGCCGCAGAGATATTAAAACAAAGTTGTATCACTATCAATCGGTATATTAAAAATTTTATCGAAGTCAAAGATGATATACTTGCCCAGCCTACAGACTACTTTAATTATTTACATGCTAAATTTGAAAAAATTAGTGGACCGTTTGGAAAACCAACTAGACTGTTTGCAATAGCCAGCCCTGAACTAACACAAGCTGTACGAAATTTAAATTTTTACATTCATAGAGTCGAAACAAAAAAAGATCCTGAACCAAGTTTTTACATGAGCTTTAACAAAGATCAGTATAGACGACAACCAATGACAGATTCTGATTACGAATACTGTGAATTTAAATTTGATCTTGGCACATTGTTTGTTCACTATGCTGAGCTTGGTAAAGATTTTTTTGATCTTTACAAAGATGGGTTGGATATTACGTATCCTGGTTTTAAAAATTTACATTACTACAGCGGAGAATCTATGCTGTTGTTTCGACCTATAAGTCCTTTTTTGTATCCTGGATATCTGGACTGGTTGACAAATCAAGGTATAGATCCTTACAATAAACGCTTGGGGCATGGTAAAATACCATTAGGTAAGTTGGCCAATATTGAAGATGCAAAATGTAAATTACAACTGTATCCACACATAAACAAAATATTAATCAAGGAATAAATTATGGGCAAACCATTTGATGTAAGCAAGTTCCGTAAGGAAATCACTAAGAGCATTGACGGACTGTCAATCGGCTTTAACGATCCTACTGACTGGATCTCAACAGGCAACTACGCATTAAACTATTTGATCTCAGGAGACTTTAACCGCGGCATTCCGCTGGGCAAGGTAACTGTGTTTGCTGGAGACTCTGGCGCAGGTAAAAGTTATATTTGCTCAGGCAACATTGTGAAGAACGCACAAGAGCAAGGCATCTTTGTGGTGTTAATTGACAGTGAAAACGCTCTTGACGAAGATTGGCTCAAAGCACTTGGTGTGGACACAAGTGACAGTAAATTGCTCAAGCTGAGCATGGCCATGATTGACGATGTGGCAAAAACTATCTCTACATTCATGAGTGACTACAAGGCCTTGCCAGATGGCGAGCGTCCCAAGGTCATGTTTGTGATTGACTCCCTGGGCATGTTGCTAACGCCCACTGATGTGAACCAGTTTGATGCAGGCGAAATGAAAGGTGATCTAGGCCGTAAGCCCAAAGCTCTCACCGCCTTGGTGCGTAACTGTGTGAACATGTTTGGTTCATATAATGTGGGTTTGGTTTGTACCAATCACACATACGCATCACAGGATATGTTTGACCCAGATGATAAAATCTCCGGCGGTCAAGGTTTCATTTACGCCTCATCAATTGTTGTAGCCATGAAGAAGATGAAACTGAAAGAGGACGAGGACGGCAACAAGATTACTGATGTGATGGGTATCCGTGCAGGCTGTAAGGTTATGAAAACACGCTACGCCAAACCCTTTGAAGGCGTGCAAGTTAAGATTCCCTACACAACAGGTATGAGTCCATACTCAGGTCTTACTGACTTGATTGAGAAAAAAGGCCTGCTCAA